GTGGCGTCAGCCCCAACCCGATTCCTCGGGTGGTGCCAACGCAGCTCCCCTCTGCCTCAAAGAGGCAGATTAATCGCGGTTAACGCGATTAAGCCTTTTCATCCCGAGCAGAATTCTTGTCATCGAATGCTTCTTGCGAAGCAAACGAATTCAAGACAACAAGCTCGGGGTGCTCCGATACGCTCATCAAAGAGCCCTGCGAAACCAGGTTAACACATGCTGGAGCACCAGCTTGATCGAAAAGATCAAGTTGATCCCAGTTGTGTTCCTGCCAACGCGGAGAGTATCCGACAGCATTAACGACGGCGTTCAAAAGATCGAACGCTTTAGCACGTGCCTTCGGAGACTTGGGTAGATTCTTGATGACCTCGACACGGAAGAAATCCGCGTGCACCTGGAGAGTCTCGCTAATAGCAGCAGCAATGAGTTTCTCATTGACACCGCTACCAAGCAGGCTTGATCCATCGTGCATCCGTATTTCGACGTTAGTTCGCACATCCGCCCCTAAGGACGAATATGTGAGCTCCAGCGAGAGACACCGGGTATCGTTAATCAAAGACGTTACCATGGTAGTACCTTTCGTTGGCGAAGTTTCAAAGAACCTCTCTTTGTAGACCTTGTTGGGTCACTAAGATAGGACTCTGAAATTCCGCGGTTCAAGTGGAAGAACAGTAGCCTATCTTCGTCAACGAGTTCATCACTGAACTTCGTTGTTCCTGGCACGAGTGTCTGCACTACAGACTCTGAAGTGTTGGTTTTCTTATTCCAACGCAGAGTTGATGTAGGGGCATCGCGCCAGAAGTGCCAACCAAGGCCAGCGCATGTTTCATAGACGAGTGGGAAACGATACAGCTTGTCTAGCTGCGTCGCCACCATTTCGGCTGTTCGTGGAAAACCGTTTTTAAACAAGCGGTTTGCCATGTGAACCCATGAAACAAGTTGGCTAGCGTCTCGGCGTGACGTTGGTGGGTCTTGACGTAAATAAACGGGTGTCACTAAGACACCGTTGAAATAGTCATGGCCGCACGACTCTCTGAAGGCCCCAGTTGAAAAGGTCTTCTTTGAGTTTACCTTTAAGCCGAAGGCCTCAAGGTACTCCGTCACTTTAACGATGCTGCCCGCGGGAACGACGATGTCGTCCCCGAAGACCAGGATACTCTTTCGAGCATTTTCGAATGCTTGCAGGGATTTAGGTCGCCCTACCCTATTGAAGACCTTTTGCTCATCACAAACTGCAGCGATGCAGATCATGAGAAAGCATAAGGCCTCCACTGGGAAGGTAAGGGCAGAACCCATCGAAGCGTACTTCCGAAGATGGATAATTGTCCCATCTGGCATCACAGCTCGCGTCGAACGACACCCCAAAAGGTGGCGCAAGATCAACGGACTGTGTCGGAAAACGGTCGTGACAAGCTTAACGCTAACACGATCGGACGCTTCGGAGAGGTCAATCGTCGCGACTGATCCGTCAACTGAACCTTGATAAGCAGCCCTTTGATTAGGGGTCTGATCATTGAAGTTTAAGTGACGGTACAATCCTACCCGACGAAGACTCTTCACCAGCCGTGCAGCAGTAAGCTGTTGAGCAAACTGCATAGCGACTGGTTCAACGCAGATAATGCGTGAGGTCTTCATCGTCTTTGGGACAGAAACAACCTTGACAGGTTGTTCATCCCTAGGTAGCGTTGCCTCTCTGTTCGACTGGTGTATGGTTGAAAAACTATATAGATGCTCCCAGCTGAACAAATCATCCCATCTCCGCAAGAAACCGCGACTACGGTATTTCTCGTTCGCCCATGCCTTGTCGGCAGTAGCGCCCGGTCCATGCCGTGGTAAGATCGATATGTCTTCGATCATCTCAGCAAACACAACGTCCATCTTCGGAAAGAACCGTCGACAAACGAAGTTAAGAGCTGAGACCTTCTCTTGCGGAAATGCAGGCGATCTTCTAAGGTCGTCGTCTACACTCTTATAAGCCTCCTTAGCCTTACGATCCCTTTCGGGGTCGCAGACTTTGAAAACTTTCTTATAAAAGAGGCAGATCTGCCGTATGAGCTTAACGGCAAGCGAGTCTGGATGCGCCAAAATCGCTCCGGTCTTAGCATCAAAAACACGACACGTCAACCCGTGTAAGAAACACGGTAAGACGGATGTATGTTTAGGTCTCCTTCGAAACCTTGCATACACCGAGGTCGCCACATGTCCTTGAGAAATGCTCTTCTCGAGCCACTCAGCGAACATGGGGAGAGTGATCCCTAAAAAGGATTCACCCTCGTTTTTGAACCGCGACAGAATAGTAGACCTGTCGCGATCTATCCTAGCACAAGTTTTAAAATGTGCTTCATCGAGTAGTCCAAGAAGGATGTCTAGGCTTTTCATCGATTCTCCTTTAAGAAAGAAGGGTTTCGATCACTAGCCTAACATGCTCCCAGACTTCATGCAACCTAAGTTGCATGCAATCAGTAAAGTCCGTCCACGAGACGAACGCGCAAGTGAGCTTGATTTGCATCAAGACTCGAGCGCGAGAAGTTTCGCCGCGTTGGCCGACTGTGAGGCCCAGCCCGCAACGCCGTACAAAATATCAGTCAGCTGCACGGAAGTGAACCCTGCAACTGGCCGATTTAGTACGACGTACGCGCTGGCCGACACAGTTTTGGTCAAGCCGGTCGATGGGTCCGTATAAGGAGTATAGAAGTCAAGACGAACCTCTGAACGAGTCCG